GTGTCTGCCATAGTTCTGTCCTGCTTTTTCTGGATTGCTGCCATCAGTTCTTTGGGATCGGCCCCTGGGAACCGTTCAAGCGCCTTTTTCTCAACATATACTTCTTCCACCTCAACGGGAGTTCCGAGCGTGACCGAATCAGATTCGATCATATACGGAGCCTCAAATTTCTTCCCATCGTAGGAATAGATCACGCGATCCGGGAATGTCATTACAATCCACGGGGTTGAGACGTAATCCCCTGATGCGGCGGGTTTGAATTTTTTGTCAAGAGCGCTCTGGAGAATCACCTGCAATCCTTCGAGAGAGTTGTCTTTCTTTAACATGGGTTCCTCATTGAGCCGGCAAAGTTTGCACGCGCCTTTGTTGACGAATGCAAACCCGGTGAAAGTAAGTCCGGCTGATTCCATCTGCCGGGTTTCAGTGTTATACTGTTCCGGGCCGGTGTGTTCAACCGAGACAAAAGAGATCAGGTTATGCCTGATCATTTCCTGCATATCGCGCTGGTTCTGGGTCCAGGGCCACACCCGTACATCAGATATGACGGCTGCATGTTCTCGTCCATCATTACCAGTGAAGCGCCCGAAATGCGGGTTGACTGCCTCCCCCACCTTATCAGTGGATGCCCGGGGAACTTTCCCGACATGACGATTCCAGCCGGAGTTATCCAGCCAGTTTGTCGCATCCGCTTCAAGGGTGCGGGGGATGTAATTCAACGGTGTGCCAACTGCGCTGTCGGTCCACACTCCTTCTGCCAGCATGGGAACGTCTTTGATCAAAAGAGATCCGTCTGGCTCGGTGATCATCTGCCCTTTACTGAAAGGCATAGCAAGCGCCCTGATATGTTGAACGGTGCCGGGGACGGCCTGCGGATCGCCTCCGGTGTTGATAGGTGTATCAGGGATAGAAGAATCGGCTGCCAATTCTGGCATACTATAATAGGAACGGTAAGGATATAAACGGGTTTCTCATTAATGACAGTAATATCGATCTCGGTGAAATCACAAAAAAGTATGATTGAAGGTAATTATTTTCTCTTCCCGTTTCCCTTCCGCATATCGGGCGCTTTCTTCTTCTCTGGTTCCTGCGAGAGCACGGGCAACTCTTCCGGCACGGCCCCCACCATCGTTGCCTCGCGCCGCTCCATCATCTTGATCGTGTCTTTCACCGTCTCAGCGCTGCGATACCCTCCGTTAAGGTGAGCGTACCGGTCCGAGAGGTGCCGGGCGATCACCACCGGGAAATATCCGAGTTTATGCAGTTCCCAGATCTTCCGCTGCTCTTCTTCTTTTACCGGGTATCCTTGTGCCATCAGTTACCTCCTTCAATCACATTCGCCATGTTCGTTGCCTCATACAGTGCTGCCGTCTTTCCTGCGATAGCGTACTGATACCCGCCTTCAGGGAGTTTCGTGTAGTTGAACCTGTTGATCACAGTATAAAGCGGCTTGCCCTCTGCATCGCGCAGGCACACGAAGCCCCGTGCCGGACGTTCCAGCAGCACGATCACATCATCGCGGGTGAGCGTGTCGAACCGTACCGCAGGATCATCTAGGCTGATATGCAGCCGTCTCCCGGCATCGGTAATCAGGGTCTTATCGTAGAGCATCGGTGACGGGGAGATCCCCGGGTTGTGGTCCATGTACCAGTTAAGCGGATCGAGCCGGCCTGATTGGATAAAGAATCGATCGCGGTTCTGAAGGATTTCGTAGAGGAGCCGGTCGAACGGTTCCGCCGCTTCGTCCTGGTGCCAGAAGATCAGGCCGTAAACCCATATCTTCCAGAGTTTTTCACGCCGTTCGTTTGACTGGTCGCAATCATACCATTTCTCTTTAGCAATATCATAAAGAAGGCGCTGGGATCCCGTGAGGTTGTCAATCCATGATTGCGGGATGTCGGGCATAATCTGGACCATCTTCCGGAGCGGTTCTTTCATCAGCCAGTGAAACATTATCGTCGCGGTGCTTGCCTTTTCCCATTCGGGAGTCCAGTTCAACCCGTCGATATCTCCTGATGTTCCCATCCATTTAAGGATCCGATTCCTGAATTTGATAAGTAGTGATTTTACTGTCATGCTCGTGCCTCACGGTATATTGCCCAGCACCTACACGAAGGGAAGCGCGGGGGTTCCTGATCGCCCGATGGGAAGTCCTCATCGATGGGTATCCATCCTGCCGCGCTGTTCGCCAGACAACCGTCTGAGACTTTGCCATCCCCGCTATTCTGCCAACACTTCTCCATCTTCACGCCGTCTTCTTGAATTGACTGCGCAAAGATATGATTTCCGGTTTCATAAGCCCGGGCGCTCTCGGTGACGGCAATGAGTCGGGCCCGGTCCCTGCTGATAGGGCCGTCGAATAGTTTCCTGATCTCCTGCCCGGCTTGATTATACGACCACCCCTCATCCAGAGCAGTCACCATAAGCCGCTGAAGACTGCCCTTTGTCGTGTCCTGGATATCTTTGATGTATTTCAGCGATCCGCCCGTTTCCTTGAAATACTTCACGGCGCGGGGATTGGCGAGGCTGAATGTGGTCTTTGGATCGTACTTCAACTGCCCTTTGAGTTGATCAGCGCCAGATAAGATGCCGTCCTTTTCAACACCGAGAATAACGTTTTGTAAGTCCTCATCGGTCTCTTCCTCAATGTCGGACCATACCTTATTCAGTTTCTTCAGTGCTTCGGTTTTGACGGGGTTTCCTGCTTCCAGAGCCTTGATCGGGATATCGGGCGGGAAGTACTCGCGCATCCGGGTAAAGTGCATGAGGGTGAGCCGGGACTGTTCCTCGAAGAATGCGCGGAGGTGCTGCTCGTGGTTGCGGGCGATGCGGTCTTTGTCCCGGACCTTCTGGTATCCGATGGTTGCCGTGGTGAAGCGGTTAATGGCCCGGGAAAGTACGGCGGGGATCATTATATCGCTCTGAAATATTCTTGCATCCCGCGTAAATCGGTTCCAAGTTCGACTTCGATCTGTTGCATCCGCTCACGCCCTTTTTTAGACATTTCCCCCAAGTTCATCTCGACACCGATTGATATCTCATAGCACTGAGACCATTCGCGTATCAATCGTTCAACATGAACATGATCTGAAAGAAGTTTGCATAATGGCATGATTATCCCTTCCTTACCGCCTCTGCCAGTTCGTGTGCCGCTGCTGCCATCTCCTTCTCTGATGCAAGTTTCTGACGTTCCAGCGGGGTTGTCGGGTAATCTCTATCCAACCGTTCAAGGAAGGGATTCTGGGGTTCTTGGAATGGGTTCTCCTGCCGTTTGGGTTTCTCCTCATCGCTCCGCTCATCATTGGGGATCCCGAGCTGTTCCCTGCACCAGTCCGCCGGGCATACTGCATCCGGATCAGTACCGGTCCTGAGCTGGGATATTGCCGTTGCCATCTTTGCGAAGTCCTGCGGATCAGTATCGTTCAGCACCATCTTCACGAGCCCGGGAACACCGGTGCGCATGTCGATGACGATATTCCACATCTGCTCAACGTCCCGCTGGCAACTCTTGATCTTCTTGAAAAACGCACCAACGCGGGTAACAGCGGTTGCATCCGTGGTTCCCTGCCTGAGTCCGAGCAGTTCACCCGGGATCCCCATACCGGAAACCACACGGGCCAATGAGACATCGGAATACTGCTGCACGTTGGGCACTCCTGCCGTATCGTGCATGATCATCTCAATGTCTCCTTCGGTCGGGAAGTTGTCCTTCGCGTTGATCTCGTCGAATTGCTTTTTAAACTCTTCCCAGTCGGCATCGGACGCCTTTGCAGCATCGGGCCGGTTCTTGTTCAGCGCGATCTGCCATTTGGGAGTACCGTGCAGGCAGATGCCGTTCGCCGTGGCCTCGATCACGCGGGTATCACGCTTGATATCGTGGATCACCCGCTCGATCAGGGAAATGCCATACGGGGAATCGGGCCGGCTCATAAACTGGTAGTGCAGGACCTGCTTTTTCTCCAGAGGCACCGGGGCACCGAGCGAGTCCCCGTTGTTGGCGTTCCGCTGGATGTACCGCAGGATCGCGCCGCTCTTTTCGGTGTCGAACTCGAAGCACTCGGCCGGCCGGGGGATGACGTTCACGGGCTTCTCCGCCATTGATCCGCGCCCCATCACGATCTCCGCGAGGCCGTCCCGCACGGTGATAGCGTCAACCATCATCTGCCATGTGATATCATAGACGTTGATACCGTTGAGGAAATCCTCAGTATCAGCCTTTGCTGCCTCTCCGCTTTCTCCCGCATCCTCTGCGATCTCCAGCGTGTAGCCCGCTCCGATGGTATACAGCGGGTACAGGTCCACCGCCTCTGAGATGTACGCGCCCTGCAGGTAGATGTGTCGGAGATCCCGCATCTTCTTAAAAGACCGAGTCGGATCCTGTGTGAGGTCCGGGATATACATCGATCCCTGCCCCGCGATCCGCCAGTCTCTGGCTTTTGCGACTGACTTTACATCTTCTGTCGGGCCCTCGTTGATGCTGAGGAGCCGCTTACCGAATACGTCAATTCTCATGTTTTCAACCCCTCAAAACACTTGCATCGCCCTTCATCAGTGATCATGATTAATTTCAAATTGCAATGCGATTCTGGATCGTGGGAATTGCTGTTAAATCTGCATTGGTGCGCCCAACACGCCACCAAAGATTCACGGTTGTCTTTCATGATACTCTACTCACCATCTTTCGCCCGGCTGCCCGGAATCCTCCGGTTGCCCTCAATGCCAGCGCGTTATATCCGCCGCTGACCGCATCGACCTGATCGTCGTGCGCTCCTTCCGTTGGAAATAATACCAGTTCGTCCATAAGTGCTCCTGTAAAATGCCCGTGTAGAATGAATAGATTGCCCTGCTCCGCCGCCGTGCTTAATGCCGCCGCCCGGCTCACTTTGCTGCCCGTGCTCTTGATGCCCTTGAAGTTATACCCGACCAGTACCTGCCGGGCGTAATGGTCGATTACATCCACTCCTGCGCTCCCCGGCTCCTGCTCCATCCGGATCATAACCTCATGCCCGTCCATCTGTGCTGTTTGCAGGATCAGCGCCTCCACTCCAGCTGGGCGGCTCTGGGTGCGTTTGACATCCAACACATAGACCCTGCCGTGATCGATGCCAACCAGTGCCCCGGCGGTCCAGTCGCCTCCGCCTTCCGTAGCCGCTTTATCCCAGTACCGGCAGAGCTGCATCTTTCGCGGGACCGCGTCCGTGAGTTTCAGCCATTCGCGTTTGAATAGCCCGCCTTCGGGCCGGACATCCCAATTCCCGCTTAAGAGTTGTTCCCTGGTGATCGGGTCCAGTTTCATCAATGATTGGATATAGGATCCCCGGTCCAAGTGCGGGTTATCGTCCAGTGACGCGGGAATAAACATTCTCTCGGAGTTCTGCGCTGAAGTGATGAACCGGGCCTTAACCCACTCATGCCCAATATCGCCGGGGTTGCTTGCCGCCCGCATCCTTAACGGGACATCAGATCCCGACAATCGCCGTAACCGCGAATGGAGGTAAAGGTATTGATTCTCCTTAAACTGAGTCAGTTCGTCGAAGCCGGTATACTGAAACGCTGATCCCTGATACCGGTAATGGTCCCGTGGTGCATCCAGATACCCGAATGTGAGGGTTGCACCGCTTGGAAAGTTCCACGTCTTCTCCTTGTCGTGCCAGCGTGCATCCGTGTTCTGGAGCCACTCAAAGGACCTGCTCATGATGGCTTCCGGGAGAGAGAGATCCGGGAACGTTCGGCGCAATAACAGAGCGGCATACCCGGGAACATGGACATACTGAAGTGCTGCCATTAAGAGGGCGTCCGATTTGCCTCCTCCAGCCGATCCGCCGTAAAGGATCTCTGGTATGTGGTCGTGCATCAAAAAGAGGGCTTGTTTTGCCGTCGGTTCGTGCGGGATATACTTATTGGATCGGACCGTCTGGAGATACCGGGTGATCACCGGTTCATAGTTTGACATCGGGCAGGACTCCGACAATCTTTCTCACCTCTTTGGATATGTCCAGTTTAACCGTTACCGGCTGTGAGACCGGATTGTTGCCTTTACCCTGCGGATCCTTGAACGACCCCAAGACCCGGCCTTTCAGTTCGATCTGCTTTTCCCTCCGGGCCAGACCGAGCAGCGCGATCTTCGGGTCATAATCGGGATTCGGGATCTCAATTCCATTCGCATTTCGGATCGTCTTCTTGATCGCGTTGCTGATGATGTACCGGGCGATCTTCTCGGACTCGTGCACCTCACCAAGCAGATCATCAGCATCAGCAATTTCCTGTGCTTTGGCTGCCTGCTTGATTTTCGCAATCACATGTCCGTTTTTGACATGCCGCGATAAGGCATCATCTGATACGCGGAACTGCCGCGCGATTCCGCGAATGCTGGCACCATCAGCGACGAGCGCTTTGTCTATCTCGTGCCGCGCTTTGTGCTGGCAAATGGTGCACTTTGGGGCCATTCAAGAGCCCCCGCTGGAAAACAGAATAGCGGAAAATCGGGTCACTTATTGCATTATTGGAGATTGGGGTATAAAAAGAATATGGTTGCCTAGATGGATCGTGCAATGGTGGAACTATGCTTGTTTCATCGCCTCAATCGCGCTTGCAGAGATCCGGTAGTGCCTGCCGAATAGGACGGCCTTGATCTTCCCGTTGCCGATCCATTCCCGGATAGTGCGGTCTTTGACCTTCAGCGCAGCGGCTACTTCTGCCACGGTGTAATATGGTTTTAACGTGTTAGGTACTGCGGGTTCTCCTCCGTTTGCGAATTTCTTTCGATTGAGGCGACCATTCGTTTCAATCATATGGTCATAGATATCTTTTTCATAGATTCTGTATTCCATGTGACCACTCGGACCGAAGACTTTTGTTGATTTTATAATGCCAGTCCGACATTTATTATGGACACTTCCTTTTGATTGGGACATTATAATTGCAGATTCACTCACGCTAATCGGATCTTTCCGGTACGTTTGCGGGATGGTGAGGATGGGGGCGCTGTACCGTTTAAATCCATGTTCTGCGATTAGCCGATTGACATCTTCTTCTGATAGGTCAAACCACTCGCCGCATATTCGTTTATGTTCAAACAGATCGTGTAGTTCGTGTTCTTTTTTATAACCAGATTTCACATCAGTTACATCAAGATGCGCGATCTGTTCTGCATGGATCGGGCACCCTGCTGATAAACCATACACCCTCCTACGAATATTGCCAGTAATCCCTATTTTTATCCCACGTATGCCGGGCAGATGGACTAGGTAAACCATCATTTCGCAAGTACCCCAATTTCTTTATGTTTCTTTAGGCACCTTCCAATTCTTCTGATGGCGTCAGTATGACTCTCTCCTTCGTGCCTCCACGTATCAAGAATTTTAATGCAATCGTCTGTTATGCGGATCTGTTTCGTCACCATGATTATTAGTATGCACCAAGATTACATATAGGTTACTATGTGGTTACAAAGCGTATGCCAACGCACATCAAAAAGAGGGGGATTATTGTATCAGTTTGATCTCTTTGCCCGGGAACGTATCCTTATACCGCTGCAAGATTACTGCAACATAGCCCGGATCGATTTCGCAGCCTCTGCATTTCCTTCCCATATTCTCACATGCGATCATGGTGGTGCCGGTTCCTGTGAATGGCTCATCGTCCTTGTGAAGATCCCTGAGCATCCCGTCAAACTCGATATCATCGAACCCGGTAAACTCCAGCATATCGTCTAACTTCAACTCCTGCAAGTTGATCGTGAGCTGTTCAATATCCCAATCACCCTGAGCTTTGTTTAGCGCAATGTTGGCGGCGTTCTCCTCTTTCTCTGACAGTTCCTTGAGATCTGTTTCTGCAAAGGCCCACGTATACGCACCGAGCGCCACGGTGAACAGTTCGGTGTATCCCTGTGAATCCAGCACTTTGAGCCGCTGGTGACCTCCCAGGATCTTCCGGGTGCGGGTGTTGAAGATGATCGGGTCCAGTTGCCCGAACTTCTCCACGCTCTTATTGATCTTCTCAAACTCCGGATCGCCTTTCTTGAGATCCTTGCGCGGATTTTTTGCATCCGGTATCAGGTGCGCCAACAGGATTTTTCCGAGCCCTGCCGGGATTGGTTGTTCTTTAAGTGGATTTCGTTTCATCGTTCACCTTCGCTTATTTCCCGCAGTTCAGCTATTTCGTGCTCCATTACTGCGATGCAATCCAATTTTTCCAGTACCTGCATCTGCAAGTTCAGCACCGAGTCCTCTAATTTCCGGATCCGCTTCGCGCCTTTGGCATCGCTGAGGGTTACTCCGGGTTTCATCGCATCACCTATAATCGGGGAGTCCTTTTTTGATGCGATCTGCAAAACAATACCAGTGTACATCTCCCCATCGCAATTCTTTCAGATAACAGCACGCGGCACATTTTACGGTACCCGATGGAGTTTCATCAATGGGGCACGATTCGGGTATTTCATCTCGTTCGGTCATGTCCAGTTCCTCTCACTCAATACGCCCGTATACTCAGCGTATCGCTCGCAGTCCGTTGCCTTCTGCTGTTGTTTCTGCTTGAATAGTCCCGGGCAGGTTGTTTCATAACGGCATGATTGGCAGTTTGCAGTCATGATTCCCACTTTATGATCCGCGCCAAAGAGATCTCGGCTGCATTATCAAGGT